CGCAAGTCCAAAAGGAGATACAAATGTCTGAAGAGACAACTCAACCCGTTGACTTGGAAGCTTTTGCTAAAAAAGTAGCTGAGGAAACTGCTGCTAAAATCGCAATGAAGCAAGCCGAGCAAAAAGCCACAGAAGTGGCTGCACAAAAAGATCTTGAAGACCAAGCAACTGCAAATGCAGAAGCCAAGTCACAGCAAGAGCAAGAAGTTAAGTCAGCAGTAATCTCTGCTATGGAGTCAGGTACAGAGCGTTTGCTCAAAGACCTCGATTCTAAAGTAGCAGAAAAAGATGCTCAAATTGATCAAATTATGCGTGAGCATGAAGCTGATCTTAAAGAGCGTTCTGACGAGATTTCTAAGATGCGTGATTCCAAGCGTGTGTTCTCAGACCGAGGACATTCCGAGTGGACTGATGCACAAAAACAAGAACTGGTACATGCTAGTATTCTTGGTAAAATTACTCGAAAAGGCTGGGATACTGACTACGCAAAATCAGTACTCGAGAAGGCCGGAGTCGATTATGGATCCGCTACTACGTCAGCTAACATTGATGTAATTGTTGCAAATACTTTCGAAGAGGAAGTTAGGCAAGAGCAGCGTGTTGCTGGTATTTTCCGTGAGCTTGCTGTAAATTCTGGCTCAACTGTAATGCCAATAGCTCCAGATACCGAGAATGCAAACTGGAATGCTACAGGCCTTGAAACTGCTAATAACCTGTTGGAAGAAGCAGGAGCTTCGGACAACAACTATTCAGTTGGTAACGTGATCTTACGAGCTCATCGATTGATTTCCGGTACTTATATCGCGAATGATGTTGAAGAGCAAGTAGTAATTACTATGCTTCCAATCATTACTTCTGCCCTGGCACGTGCTCATGCACGAGCTATTGATCAGGCCTTCATGGTCGGTCAAACTGCCTTTAAAGGTCTTGTAGGTGGAACAGGTACTGATGGTGCTAATACTCCTTATGCCGCAGACTCTGCCTCTGTAGCGGACTTGAACAATAATGGTTCAGTTCCTCTCACAGCAGCTATGCTCATGAGCCTTAGGTCCGAAATGGGCAAGTATGGTATCAGAAGCCCAAGCGATATAGTCTACATTGTCAACAATGAAGAGTACTTCAGCTTGATCAGCGACGGAGACTTCTCAGATGTCTCAGAAGTTGGTTCCGATACAGCGATGAAGCTTATTGGTCAGGTTGGATCTGTTTACGGATCTCCTGTAATTGCCACTGATGCTATCTCGCGTGCTGCTGGATCGACCGCTGCTGTAGCAGTTGCTCACCGTAACTATGTTATCCCCCGTTTGAAGGGTGTTAGCATCGAGACTGACTACGAAGTAGCTGGTCAGCGTACGGCTATTGTTGCTGCACAGTCACTCGGCTTTAATCAGCTGGTTACTGGTACTTCTGCAGTTCGAGCAGAGTACACATAATAGTACTGATTACTTTTGTAATCATGGAAATTGGGGGAGTTCTCTCCCCCAGTTTTTATTAATGGACTTATGGCTGATTTAATAACATTACAAGATTATAAAGAGGCGCAGGGCTTATCTACTCCAAAAGAGGATTTAAAGATAAGCACTACGATTCCGTCTGTAAGTCAATTAATAAAAACTTATTGTGGAAATAGCTTTGTAGACTTTTATAGTTCTGCAAAGACTGAATTACTGAATATAGATTGGGGAACTCATATAGTTCAACTTACTGAAAGCCCCGTGAATACAATAACTAGTGTACAAGAGAGAAGCACCTATAGTGGAGCTTACATTACACTTACTACTGCAGCTCACCAGTACTACTTAGATAATAACACTGATAGTATTCTTCGAACTACTTCTGGAGGTTATCAGAACTGGGCAACCGGCGTTGGCGCAGTTAAAATTATTTACACTGCGGGATACACTGTAGTGCCTGCGGACTTAAAACTGGCAGTAATTGATTTGATTACTTACTATGTTAAGGACGAACATAAAGAGAGACGGAGTATCGCAGGAGCAAGTATACAGAATGCTAGCAGCTCAAGTCAGTCTAATAACGTGGCGTTTCCCGACCACATTAAAAGAGTACTAGACTTGTATAAGAACTTCTGATGGCTACTATGTATACAGAAACTTTAGATGCTCTAATAAAGCATATGAAAGCAGGGAGCTTTGTCCGTGCAAAGTTTGTCCGCAGAGCCATTGATAACAGCAAGGAAGTAAGAAACGTACTGGTACTTGACGAGAATACAGGTAGAAGATTTGCTGCATTTAAAGCAAAGGTACTAGCTACTGGTAAAGATGAGGCAAGGATTGAGTTCAATGGTGATAGTTACAAGAGGGACACAGCAGAGAAAATAATAAATACAGTTGAGGGTGAGGGGAAGGCAGAAGACCGGCTAACTTATCGACAGTTGAGTGAGAAAGGCAATGCTCTAATGGGCAAACTATTTAAAGACCTGGAAAACGCGAGTGAGATGGGACATAAAGAATTCAGTGTAATGGTAGCTCAGATGGCTTTGCTTTTAAAGGAGATGGATAAACAAGACCCTCGTCGTCCTCAATTAAGAGCCTTATTCGTAGTTGCACAGGAACTGGATAAGGTAACAGATGATATAGAGTACACAGGAAAGGGTAAAGCAAATCTTGATAAACTGATAAATAATACTGATACTCTGCTGAACTCTGATTATGATATTACAGCAGATGCAAAAGTAGTAGTAGATGTGTTCACGGGGGTACAAGGAGAAGCAACTTTTGAGTTTGAGAATAAAGAGTTAAACCAGATGAAAGGGCGGATGGCTGCTCGACTCGGAACCATACTTAAAGACGTTATAAAAGGTAATACTAAGAAGTTTGAGAAAAACTTTGCAGGGTTAGATATTTCAAACCTGAAAGGATCCCCTAGTATAAAAGATAGGATAGCACAGCAGGTAGTTCATGTATTAGACCCAGCTATTAAAGGGAGGCCTAAAAAAGCTACCGTAACGCCTAAGACTGGTAGCGGTGCCCTCAAGAAGAAGCGGGGGAAGAAGAAGAAAAAAGCAAAAACAGCAAGTTTGGTGGCGCCCACACTATTAGCTAAGGCTAAAAAGAGGAATGTAAAATCTAGCAAGGTTTCTATATCCCAACTTCTTCCTATATTAAATGCCGCCCTCCCCGCAAAAGTTGCAGGGAATATGAACAGACCCTACTTAGAGAGTAGGACAGGTAGGTTCGCTAGTAGTGTTAGAGCTGTTGACAGCACAAAAACAGCAAAAGGACATGTAAGTGTAGGGTACACGTATCAAAGAGACCCTTATGGGGTATACGAGACCACTAGCGGTACTAGGTTTGCGGATGGCGATAGAGACCCAAGAAAGATAATAGACCAGTCAATAAGGGAACTAGCTGCCCAATACGGTTTAGGCAGACTATATACTAGGAGAGTTTAATGACCGCAAGAGTTTATGCTTCACGAAGAAAGCGCATAATTGATGCTCTTGTAGCCAAGTTAAAAACTATAAATGGCCAGGGCGCTTTCCTTACTGATGTAGGAGAGAACGTACATCCCAGATTAAAGTTCTGGGATGAGATAGAAGAGTTTCCCGCTCTTCATTTAAATGCTGGAAGTGAGACTAGGCTTTACCAGACAGCCGGTGTCCGGGACAGATTTTTAGCAGTAACAGTTCGCTGCTATGTTCAGGACGAGGAGGCTCAAGAATCCTTAAATGAATTAATGGAAGATGTCGAAACCGTCATCGAAGATAATTCAAGATTGGCGTATACGGACAAATATAATAATGTCTTTTTTACGCAACAGATCACAGTCATCAGTATAGATACTGATGAGGGTGTGCTAGAACCTTTAGGAGTAGGCGAAATACTTATAGAAGTTCGTTATTAAGAAAATACTGGCAAGAACAAACGTTCACGACCCGTCTTTTCAAGTTCATAGGGAGATAAACTATGGCTGAATATTTACATTTTAGTAGAGACTCGCGACTCTACATGGAAAAAGATGGTTATCTCTGGTCTGTTCCGGTGCTTGATGGATTTAGTTTCTCTCAGGCTACGAATGCCTCTGAGATAACCCTTAACGAAATGGAGGACTCAACAGGTCGCTCGCGTAGAGGCCGTAAAATGTTTACTGACTCTCTGTCTGCTGCTGAGTGGTCTTTCAGTACTTACATTAGACCCTTTAAGTCTGCTGGTGTATCCGGTAGCTTAGACGGAGGTGGAGTTGGTGCAAATGCCGCTGGAGGCTCAGTAAAGAAGGGTATTGCGGATAGTGTTGCAAATAGCATTCATGCTGTTGAAGAAGCCCTCTGGGTTGCAATGGCTGGTAAAAATACTTATACCGGAACTACAGGAAGATTTGGTTCTCCCGCTGCCGGTGGTGCAATTAGTAACTTGACTCTTGGTGGGTTAGTAGAGGGCAACGGAGGTACAGCAAGTGTTACTCCTTACGTCTTTACTGTTAGTAATAGCACCCTTGGAGGTAGTACAACAGGTGCCAGTACTAATAGTACTAATGGTGCTAGTTGTGTAATAAGTGTTACTCTTACTGATGACGGTAGTGACGCAGATGTAACTGCAACTATTTCTGAAAGAGGAACTGGCTTTGTAACAGGTGATGTTATTACTATTACAGGAGCAGCGCTTGGTGGTACAACTACTGCAGACAACGTTACTCTTACTGTAACTTCAACTAGTGCAGATAACGGTGCAGCTGGTGCAGCAGGAAGTTCTTTAGACATTAACTTCTTTGACTCTAGTAGAGCATCTTTAGGTACATTTAACTTATACTATGTATTTAGTGACAGAACTGCGGGTCGTTTGATCTATAAGCTGAAAGACGCTGTTGTTAATGAAGCAGCTATTGATTTTGATATTGATGGTATTGCAACAATTAACTGGTCTGGTATGGCGGGTCAAATTACAGAAGTGGAAGAAGACAAAACAGATAATGATACTATTGGTGCAGGTAAGTATCATGCAGATGCTACTTCCCCCGTAACTGGAGCACATGGAGCAGGAGCAATATGGATTGACACTAATGATAGTGACCGTTTCTATATTAATCCCACAGCCGGAAATAACTGGTGGTCAGTTATCGATGAAGGAACTACCAATACAGGTAACTTTATTCGTAATCGACTCACACAGCTTACTTTGGCGCCGGAGACAGCTTTCCGAGCAGGTACTACTTTTACTAAAGCAGGTACTGCAGGTACTCAGTATCAAACTTCGTACTCAGTTGCTATTACAGGTGGAAATGTTACTATTAGTAATAATATTAACTACTTGACTCCTGAGGAACTCGGTAAGGTTAACCAACCAATCGAGCACGTTACAGGAACACGTACTGTCACAGGCAGTGCTACTTGTTACTTAGCAAGCTCAGATGCGGCTACTAATAGAAGCCGGGACTTGTTCGCAGACTTAGTTTCTGACACTAATACTGTTATTAACAAATTTGCGATTACCTTGAAAGTAGGCGGCACGGATGCAACGAAACCTCGTTTCGAAATAACTCTGCCGAATGCTCACCTTGAAATTCCAAGCCATTCTGTTGAAGATGTAATCTCCTTGGAGACCAACTTCCACGGACTAGGTTCTGGTATGAGTGAGGGCGATGAGGTAACTCTCAAGTACATAGGAGTATAACTGTAAAAAAATATTTCTTGACACCGCAGGTGAATTGAAATATAATATATGGTATGAAAGTGAGGGGGTCTTTTTGGCCCCCTTATCTTATGAAGGGACGAAATGGCAAATTATATCTTTAAGAAAGAAGCGCAAGTCTTCCTTGTACATAGCGGTATAAAGTACAATATAGACATAAGCGACGTATCATTCAGCCAGTCTTTTCAGGAAAACAGTTATGAGGTAA